GATACTGAAAACGTCTCCGTCGATAACCAGTATGTTGGGACCAGACCCCACACTAGCGCTGTACCCATCTACAGACACAGCACACCCCGTTACGACTCCGAACCTACCATTACCGAGAAGAAGGAAGTCACCTTGATCCGGCTGAGATGTCTGGTAGTCGGGGGAGTAAGTACTGGCATTCGGAATTATGAAGCCGTCACGAATAGTCACTGAAGGAGGACCTGTCAGTCAGAGTCGCCAGTAGAGACGGCGACCAGCACAGTCGCAATGACTCGGGGGTCCTCGGACTCGTCCGAATCGTTTGTCATGGTTATGGTGTAGTTACCTGCGGAAGCGTACGTGTGGCTCGCGGAGACGTACTCGCCGTTAGCATCAGCGGTAGCGACGTCGACCCCCGTCATGTCACCCCACTCAAACCGGTAGTCAGCGTTGGGGATGAGCGTACCCGTAACTGTGAACTCTTCAGAGAACGTGGAAAACAATGTTCCGTAAGGAGCGAACTCGCCTCGCTCGACATTCATCGACATATTGTGGACCGTAGCGATGGACACGGTGACTCCTTAGTGCCAAATCTTGCCAAGAGCGTCCAGCTCCCGGGCGATGTAAACGGGAACTCGATAGCGATTGCCGGTTTCAAAGGTGTACCGTTCCGTCCGCCCTCCGGCCACGTACGACATATCTTCCACATCCTGGTTGACTCGGATGATCACCGTCTGTACACCAGCAAGGCGTCGGGACTGCACCGGGTCAACTTCAATCTCAGGAATAGACCCGCCCAAAAGGTCAGCCATAACTGTGATTTCACCCTCGGAAGAAGTGTTCCGGGAGTCATTTTGCGGCTTGACACGCTTCTCAGTCACGATTTAGTTCTCCTATGAAAGTTACTAGTAAACGTAATGCCCATACTACCACATATGAGGGGCGGGCCTTAGAGGCCCACCCCTCAAGGAAACTACGTAGTAGGTATGGAAAAGGTTATCAACCGTTGGTACGGATCTTCACCACGGCCGAATCCGTGATGAGACCGAATCCCCAGATGGAGTACCAGGCCAGGGCGTGTTCACGACCGAAGTCAAGGACGCCGCCGTCACGAAGCTCAACCGGGAGCGAAATAGCGTGACCGAAGGCGTTGTCACCCAACATGATCGCCTCAAACTGGTCGACATCAGGGTCGTTGAGGTCCGCAGGCCAGGTCTGATCCCAGGTAGGGGTAGGGACGACTTCGGGGTACTCCTCGCCGTACACCCCAGGGTTGTCGTTGGGGTCAGCAAGATCATTAGAGGACGTTCCCTCAGTCTCCGAGTCACCTCCACGCCATGCAACCGGCGTACCATCGGGGTAGTCAGTGAGGAAGGATCCGCTAGTGATCGGTCGGCCGACCTGCGTGGTCTCAATAAACACCACGTCGTACAGACGACCGATCTCCCCGAGCATGAAGTTGCCGGGGGCGGCGTACTTCGACACTTCAATGAACTCCGGGGTGTCCCGGAGCTGGCGACTCTGCGACGGGTGAATGAAGCAGACGTAGGTCTCGCCGAGACGAGGGATATTCTTGCTGGAAAGCTGCAGCACGGCGTCCTTGACGGCGTGAGGGGTGAGGAAGAACCCGCCATCCGAAATAGTGCCGGAGGTGCCCTGGTCACCCTTGTTGTATATACCGTATCCCGTGGCGAGATTGGTGGGAGCCTTGTAGCCATAGACCGTCGAGGTTGCCGACTGGAGCACTTCACGGGCCTGAGTGTCCATGTACAGCGCCATGTTGCGGCCCAGAAGACGGCTGGCCGAGGCCATGACGTCGTCAAACGAAGCGTTAAGGAGAAGTTCCGAGACGGCCAAGGCGAACCCATGCTCCGCAACCGTGATCCGGTACTGCTGAGCCGTGATGCCGTAGGTACGCATCCGCACGCCTTCAACCAAGGGCCCATTCGGAATAGGCAGGTTGTTGTACCGCATAAAGTTGACGGTCAGGCCGGGCATGACGCCAAGTTCCGTCTTCTTAACAGCGAACTGCTCAAACCGCAACACCGGCATGGCCTGGAAAAGAATTTCCTTCGACCAGACAGTCTGGATGGCAGGGCCGAGCATCGACGACCCGGAGGTCACACTGGAGCCGTAGCCACCAGTAAGGTTGTTGGCGGTGCCGCCGTATCCTGCAGGGCCGTCGAAGGCCGAGCCGTCGCCACCAGCGACGCGGTTGGTACCGGTAATAGCAGACCCCGAGGGGAGCTGGAAAGCCATTTAGAAGTCCTCCTGTGGACTAGCTAGATAAAGGGTGGTTGCTTCTGTCACAAGCCGCGAAAGTTGCGTCCGGTGGCATTGAGAAGTTGTGCCCGATACTTCTTATACGTTTCCATGTCCATGGACCGGATATCCTCCGGCGTAATCGATTCAAACGTCGTCATTTGCTCCATAGGCCCGACTGGAGGGGCTGTAGGGGCCGCACCCCGCATGGCTTGACGCTGCACGAAGGTGTTTTGCTCAAACTGACCCATAATCGCAGCGGTACGCTCCTTCATTTCTTCGATAGAGGCATCGATGTCGGCCTCCGTGTTGCCCCGGATAAGGTCGCGAAGTTCCGGTATGATGAACTCTGCCTCCTGATCGACACGGGCTTGACGGTAGGACGCAAGCTCCTGGAAACGACGCTCACGCTCAAACACAGCGCGATCCTGTTCGTAGCGGTCCTCAAGTTCCGAAAATCGAGAAGACCATTCCTCTTCCCGTCGCTTGAGGAGTTCGCGAGTCTCCATTTCGGATTCTTCTTTCAAACGCTCTGCTTCCGCCTTGGCCTCAAGTTCGGCTCGACGAGAAGCTTCCTGCTCCTCACGCTCCTGCTTGAGCGACTTCAACTGAGCGTCCATTTCCTGAATGCGACCGTAGAGCTTGTCCTTTTCCTCTCGGCGGATTCGCTCAAGATCTTCGTCTGTATAAGTGCGTGGCAATGAATTGTTACGATGTCGATTGTCGTCTACGAAGACCTGGTCGTTTCCAGGACGAGTACCGGCCATAGTTTCTGCCTGGACGTCCGCCCACTGAGCCGACGTGCGGGGCGGCTCCTTGGGGTCAGTCCCGACGATAAATCCATCATGGGTGTCCGTGATTTCCTGCGACATATTTCTTGTATCCTTCAACAGTTGGTTTTCCGTACTACCACTGGTAGCTCCATACACACTTTATGATATTAATGATATAGATGTAAAGCTACCTACTCTTTGTCGAAAACTTCCCGCTGAACCGGGTCCGGTTGGTAGGCCCTCATCATGATATCTTGAGCCAGGTTCGGGTCCACCGCAGGAGAAACCGAACCGTCTCCCATGTCCTGACCTGGGAGAATGAGGGGCTGCCCGTCTTGGGTCATGCCTGTTGCTTGGATGATGAACTGGGCGGCTTGAGCCTGGATAAGGTTCATAGCGGCCTGCTCCTTCATGTCCTCTATCATCTCGTCGTTGATCTCTGCCATTTTCTGTTCGGGGAACATTTCTCCCATGTCTCGCAAGGCTCCCCGCTTAGACTCAAGGCCCATGGCCATACGAGCCTGGATCTCGTTGATCTTTATAAGAGTGTCCACGGGCAAAGGTTCCGGCCAGTGAACTGTCGTTTGATACGAGGCGGGGTCGGCAGGGTCTATGACCTCATACTGCCCGGGGCGCAGAGGCACAGTGGCAACAAATGGGTTGTACTGTAGAGATTGCGGCTCCTTCACCGCAGCGTGAAGGATGATAAGTTCATTGATTCGTTTAAACAACCTAGAGTACTGAATCTTCTTCAGCATGTACTTCTGCATGAGCGGCTGATACTGAACGGACAGGGCGGTGCCCGAAGTATTGGATATGGGCTGCATCTGTCCAAGTGCCTGGGCAGGCACTCCGGTCATCTCGTGCATTGCCTGCTTCAACATCTCCATGTACCCCATGATCCCGGCAAAGTTAGTGTCCATGGACAGGTTCTCTATCCGAGCATCCTTGGTTCCAATGGTCCAAACCTTCTTCGGGCCCTTTTCAAGGTTAGAAGCTTTAGCACCGATAATCACGGTAACGGGCGACCCGTGATAGTTGATTATGTCAGATACCTCAGTGGCCTTCTCGTTGAACTCACGGTTCAGCGAGACGATGTCGGTAATGTCTGACAGGCCCCAAGGGGAAGACGCTACGGGGATGTTCTGTGTATAGGCAACCGGTATCTCCCCCAGAGGGTTAGGTCGCTGATCGATGCGCTCGTCGTTGATGTACTCCTCGATCATGTCCTCAGTCAGGATCTCGGTATACGTAAAAACCTGTCGGGCCCCGTCGGCGGCCGTGCCCCAGAACTTGTACTTGAGCTTAAATCTAATCATCCGAGTACGGTCGTGGGGATGCCACTCAGGGAAGCAATAAGCTGGATTCAGGGGGAGTATGCGAAACCTACCGGGACGCGGGCGCCCGGCAGGGTCAACGAAAGGCTCTTCGTAAGCCACTTTGACAAACACATCCCCGGAAACCACTCCGTGCTGACCTATCTCCCACAGTGTGGTCATCTTGTCGTTGTCCTGTTCCCAGGAGCGCTTGAGGAGATATGGAAGTATTCCTTGAGTGGCCTCTGGGGTACCAAAGTCGACACCTTTACCAAAGGTGAAGTTCACCAGATAGTCCGAGAAAGCCTTGACGTAGTTGAACGTGAGTTGAGGGTCTCCCAATTCTCGCTTGTACGCCCAGTGGTGGCCTAAGTACCAGGCCCAGTTGCTCGCATAACGATTGAGTCGAGGGCCATGGACTTCAAACTCTTCGTCAGCAAGCTCCACCAGCCCAAGCGGGCTGATAGCGACAGTCAGGTCAGACGCCGCCGCCCGATAAGAGGAAGGGTAGAAGTTCAAAGACATGCGAGAAGCTTACCCTCTTTTAATAAAATACTTGGCAGCGTTCACTTGAACAGTCGTTGGGGAGTGACACCCCTCGTCTTGGGGGGCCCGAACTGCGGAGACAAGTTCTTGGAGGCAGCCTCGTAACCAAGGTCTTTACCAGCCTGAATGCGATACTCAGTCCAGGGGATCTCCTGCATGGCTACCGCAGGAAGCCCGGCCCCGACATTGCGGCCCTGCTGGCGTGCCCGATCCGAAGCCATACCGGCGGCTCGAATGGTGGCTTCATTGTTCAGGGCGTGAATGATGGTGTCGCCGTTGGGGTTGGGGTGTCCCTGAACAGTTGGATGAATACCAGCCGCAGACATACGTTGAAAGATGGGAGTGGACCCCACAAACTTGCCCACACGGGCAGAGTCATTGGAAGAGTTTCTGGGAATAGCCTCGAACTCCTTAGGCTGCCGGGCGCTAATGGCCCGCATCCAGGTATCTTCGGCAGTTGGACCATTCGGGTCCAGAATCCCCTCGGTTGAGTTGGCCTTGCCCCAGGGGTCCGCTTCCCACGCCTTACCAAACAGGGTGTCCTGCTCAAAGTAGGGCTTGGCGCCGGGGGTTGCTTCGTGGATACGTCGGTAGTATTCCGACACCTCGTTGGCGTTGGCCTTACCGGCAGCTCGAATGTTGTGGACGTACGAGGTCACCTTGGGACCGCCGTTGGGGCCGGAAGCCAAGAAGTCGTCTTTAGGGATATCCCCACGGAGGATACCGATACCCCGAGTAAGGCCGGTTCCGCCCTTGGCCAGCCCCTCAACATTGACCTTGGTATCAATGTGCTCTCGCTGCTTCCCGTTGCCGAGCGCTCGCCGGATCTGTCTGGGAGTGAGGTCTCTGAACCCCCGGCTTCGTTGCTCAGCGGGGAGCGCCTGAAACGCCTCATCCGTAGTGATGTGCTTCGGTACCGAGAGACCCATGTTCTTGGCGCCGGTAAGGGTCTTGGCGGTAACCCGGTGGTTGGCATGCTGGGCCGCAGCGATAGCGGCAAGAGCAATCTTCTCGTTGTCAGGGCTGTTCTGCGGGCTCATGGCACCCGAAGCCGAGTACATGGTGTCTCGGTCAAACCCGTAAAGATCAGCGATGTCGTTTACATCACGGGAATGCTCGACATACCAACCGGCTCCAATCGGCCGCTCCGAAGGGGCGGCGCCGGACCGAAGGTCGCCCTCTCTGCGAGACCTATCAGCGCCCTGATCGAAAAGCTCCAACCGCCGGGCGGCGGCCCCATTGAGGGTCGTGGGGACGTCATCCAGCAAGTTGTTGTTGCGGATAGACAGGAGGTTGGCCTTGTTGGTGTTAGCGGCCTTCAGGGTATTCTTGACACCCTTACCATCGGGTGGGTCGATGCCAGCGGCCTGGAGTTCCGCAATCTTGGCCTCAGCCTTGGTAGCCGCCTCGGTCTCCTTCTTGATGGCGCCCATGAGCTTGCTCTTGGCGTTACCCATATTGTTCCAAGACGATTCGGCCTTTTTCTGGCCGATGGCATCAAGGTCTCGGTACTGAAGGGCCCGGCCCTCGGTGACTGCCGGGTGAGAGAGCTTGCGGGACTCCTTCTTAGAGGTGCTCTTCTTCTTGGCAGCCATCTACTTACCCTTCGTCATGCCCTTGGAGATGTTGGCGTTTTTCTTGTTGAGGAGCCACCTAGGAGCCAGTCCGGTTGGAAGCTCACTGGACCCGTACGTGTTCATCAGGTCCTTGGCCATCTTCATGACCTCAGGAGTACCGGCCGCTTTGGGGTCAGCGACGAACATCGGCTTCGTCCGAGTCGTGCGGCCCTTAGGGCGACCGGTAGCCCCGGCCCCATAGGCGTTAGTCTGCGCCGTCTTGGAGCCAGGGGTCTGACCGAAGTTCATCAGAAGTCGACAACAGTCGGGTTCCAACGGAGAATCCGCTGCTCCGAGCCCAAAACCCGCTCGAACGTCGGGTGGTCGGACATGGCGCCCTGAACGAACTCGCTCAGCTCAGCCGGGGCCTCGATCCACGACGCCGACCCCATGTGGACACGTTCCTGCATCGTCTCCTGGGGGGTCTTAATCATGCCAGCCATGGTCTGTCGTCCCCAGCCGTCACCAGCGGTATCGCCGTAGGCGCCACGACCGAACTCAAAGGGAATGTCGGTATCGGTAGCCACACCCTCCTCGAAACGAAGCGGGCCACGGCGGGTGACGTTCTGGGCAATTGCGACTTCGTAGCCGGTCTCGGGAGCGTAAGCCATGATCGCTTCTCCTATAGAAAGGTATGGATACTATTATTATGACATAGACGTACTGTAATAATCAACGGGCCTACTTCTGCTCAACCTGTACCTGCCGTAGTACCTCTGCTGCTGAATGACGCTCTGGGGCAGTTTCTGGTATGCCTAGATGGTCTAGGCCAGCAGCGTATGTATGGATATTACGGGAAGTCTCTCTACTACTTCCGTACTCACCTACAATCGGAAATCTGGCTCCGAAGCTGAAGTGATGCCACCTTCCGCTGTACGACGGCTCTTCTGAGCCGTCAATTGGAGGTAGATGTACTGAGGCCCCGGTCACCCTCACCGGTACTCCTGGACGAAGGCGGATCTCCCTCTCCCAATGGCTTGACCCGTACCCGTGCTCGCCACGACCGTCGGCATCAATCTGAAAGTCAGGATCATCCAGTTCACCGTGCCAGATAACGTTTGCTGTACCCCAAGCGTCTTGTAAGTCGGTGTTTCCCCGCCGACGCTTAGCAAACTCCATAGGAGCCGTTCTACTAGCAGACCAGTGTTGTCCTACGGAGGCAACCATACCGGAGGCTGACACCGCCTGCCTAGCGGCTGAACTTGCTACACGATACATATCGTGCGGCGACGAGGCCGTAACGTCAGACACCCGAAACTGTTCGGGGTTCAGCCGGTCCCTGCCCCCGGCCGTCCTATCAAAGTTACGCGTCTCACCTCGCCATATCTTCTGCTTACGTCGTGGATTGGTTACTAATCTACGAGCCGCATCATCTGCTCGGATAGCTGCTGAAATGTCCATAACACTTATATCCTTATCTAAACCATGGAGCCTCAAACGTCTCCACGTACGGGGTCGTGTCGTTGATACTCATAGCGCAAGCGATAGCGAGTGAGTCGACGTAGTCATCGTGAGCGTCCCGCTCATCGGTAGGCGCCTGGATGAGCATGTAGTTGCCCTTGATGACCTTCTCGGCATCCTCCATCTGCTGACGGAACCGCTTCCAGGCCCGAGTGCGCTTAGCCTTGGAGTGAGCCGGGTACACAATCATGCGCCTCTGAAGCAGAGCGATCAGGTGCTTCCAGCGCTCAGACTGTGTCTTGATATCGCTAGATACAGGTATTACCTCACAGCGGTGCTCCAGGAGACGCTTTAGTCGCTCAGCAACCGCTGAACCCATACCCTGGGCGTCAACCCCCACATAGGCAACGTTATAGTTCTCCAGGAACTCCACGATCTGGAAGTACTGCTCTTCCCATTCCGTGTTCTGGATCTCCAGCCAGTTGAGGATGCGGTGCTCACGAAACCCTGCCGGGTCTGGGTAGTCCCAGTCCACCCAACAGACAGTCACCACAGTAGAGTCCTTTACTCGGGCCGGATCTACACCTACCACGCACGGGGTGCGGTGCCAGGACTTCACCAACGGCATCGAGGGATCCCCCAGGTAGTCCAGATCGTCCTCAGTGGTGAGCATGCCCCGGTCAATCTGCCACTTCAAGGCGTAGGACATAAGAAACTCGTCTGAGTCCTCCCCCAGACGGCGTCGTTCCTGCTCTATGAACTTGGCGTAGTACGGGTTGTACTTACCAACAACTTTATAGTCATACTCAAAGTGGTTGGCCCTAGCACGACGATTAGTCGCCCGTCGCTTGTTTAGCTGTATGGCTTTATAGAAGTCACCCTTATGAAATGAGGGAGTTCCGATCTTTACCATGGTCCCTGCGTATGCGGCAAGCATGGGATGGATCGACTTCCTTACCATCATGTCGTCGGCTTCTTGCGCCTCGTCTATAACGGCAACGTGGTACGACGCCCCCTCAATTTTAGCGCGAGGGTTAGCTGTGGACCGGCGGCATAGGGACCCTGACCTGAGGCGTATGACTTTTGACTTACCGTCAACCCTTTCATCAAGCTCAGGGTCACTAAGGAAGTCAAGTGCATGCTCCGACGTCAACTTGTCGACGATGCGGCCATGTAGGAAGTCCGACTGACCGTCGGTGGGGGCGAAAACCCCTACCCATACACCCTTCTTAAACCTGTCCAGTATGTCGAACGTCATGGCGAGTTTGGGGAGAATAACCATGCACCCTGCGATGATTACGGATAGCGTCTCACTTTTGCCGGACTGACGCGACCATAGGGCCGTTATTTCCTCGCCGTCTACCATCAGTAGCGACTCAATAATCCGGTAGGCCAATTGTTTTTGGTATGGACGAAGCTCTACGTCGGAAAACTCTTCACAAAAAACAATTATTCTCTTGATCATTTCGTCTACAAAAGCCGCAGACTCAGGATCAAGGTCGTAGTCCTCTTCCTCTTCCTCAATGTCGTCACGATCGTCGTCTGGAATAAACTCGTCAGACAGGTCAGGGTTACCCAGGTTCTCGTATAGTGCCACGGAATACAATCATAGTGTATTGATGGGTAAACTAAGAGAGCCCACCCAATGGGTGGGCTCTCTATATATATAGAGCTTCTATGGGCGAGGAGACCAATCCATTCCCATAGGTGCGCTCTTCCACTAGGAAGTACTGTGGGGACCAGCCACAAAAACTTCGCTAGAAAAGGGGTTTTACCCCCTTGAGTGTTCATTATAGCGGGTTTTACGGGCTAGTCAAGGTTTTCTTCAGCGGTTGCCTCTCTCTGGGACTTACGCCGCTCCTTATAAGTTTTACGATACGTATCGTAATACGATGAATACACCTGAGAACAGGAAATACCGCGGCACCCTCGTTGGTACCGGTAAAGGCTAGCCATATCACAAGATCGGGAGTCACAAGACGGGTCAACCCCACATATCTCTGGGATAGACGCCACAATGGGGGTTAGCTTCCTGCCCGGGCGCTGTGACTCAAGGAAATCTACCCTAAGTTCCAGCATCTTTATACGATCCTCAGTACTCCAGTCACCGCTCATTGAGTATTTACCGAAACTTTCTTAAGTGAAATTGTGTAGTAATCCGACACACCCGGACTAACACTCGTGTGCCCGAACCAACCGGTTGGGCGAGGGGTATCCTCCCAAATGACCCAAGGAAACCCTGTACTCACCACAGAGGATCGTTTGAGGAGTGCGTCTTCGTAGGTCCCACCATCTTGGGAAGATACTACAGTCCCATTAACTAGGACCTCCACAATGTACGAGTTTGTGGAGTCTTCGGGAAAGTTGAGGGATAGCTGCTCGTAGCACATGGAGATAGTTTACCGATAACTTTCTAAAAAGTCAAGCTTTTGGAGAACTAACTCGATTTTGAAGATTTCCACAGGCTACCAGGGCAGACTCAAGGTCAGAAGCCATCCAAGCAAGAAGGGCCATTTTGCCGTCCGTAGTGGACGTACGGTACTCACCAATGCGGCGAGAAGCTCCCATAAGAGACGCTTCCAAAAAAAGCATCACTTCGTCTGGAGTGAAGTGATCTAGGTTGGAGGGTACGTACCGAGAAACCGACGGGCGGTCCTTACGCCTCCTGAACATCACCATTTACCGATGTCTTCTGCCGTGAACTCCACGTCCCGCACAAGGGCCCGAGGGGACTTCTTGCACACCCCGACTTGAAAGGCTCGGCTCCCTATACG